ACTTTTTGTAGAGTAGTAAATTCATTTCCTTGTCTAGAATAAGCCTTTACAGTATTACCTTCTTTTCTGATAATACATCTTACACCATCTAGTTTTCTAGACACTAACCATTCTTCATTTTCAAAGTCACAAAATCTAGGTTCGTATTTAGTTGCTAATGCCACATCGAATGTTGGAATTAAGTTAGGTATAATTTTATTGATAACAGAATCATTAGCTCTTATTTCTAAGTTTCTATCAATTATAGAATAAATTAGATCACGGTATTGAATATTTTTAACTACAAATCCATTTACCATTTCAATTGCTGAATGACCAGTAAAAGTTCTCTTGTCTAAATGCTTTAATAGATTGAATATAGTATCGTGTGGAAGAGTTGTAATTAAGTGATTTAGCTTCTTACAATTCTTACTAGTAACATTATACTTCAAGTACGGGTTATAAGTATGGTGAAGTACATTTGTAATAAAATCGTTATCTTTAATAGATTCGATTATTTGCTTCTTCTCATTTAAGGAAGATGTTGACTTCATTCTATCGACGAAGTTTTGTAGATCTTGAAAGTTTGACATTGTGTGTGTTTTTAAGTTATATAGAATGGTACCTCCCCCTCTATTTATATATAAAGATAAGAAATATATCTCAGGCCGCCAACTGTTTTAAGGGTTATTTTGAAAAAAGTTTTTGACGAGAATGCGCAAGAAATATGAACGAAGTGAATGATGCGCCGAAATTACTAAGAATGTATAAACTTATGTATCTCACACCCTGAAGGATAACGAACAGCTAGCTCGCACTCTACACAATACCACATATGTCGCTTATTAATATAATCGAATCTAACTTGCTGATCCTTATGACTACACTTCCGCTGTATCTTACGTAACTCTTTATTTAACTTAGATTGCTGTTCCTGTATTTCCTGAGCTCTTTTCTTCATACACGTTCATCTCCACATAAGTACATAACTCACCTTCTTTGAATCCTTTCTCGATTAATAATGGTAGCGATTTAGGTAAACACCAGGCATATACTTTATAGTCTGAAAATGTAGATTGTACGTACTCCCAACGAGTATCCCATAGTGAGCGAAATATACCCTGCCTCCTATGGTCTGGATGTACCCAGGAATCGAAGAACTTAATCTTCTTACCCGGTTCTTTTTGCATGAATGTATGTCCAATGGTCTCTATCTTATCGACAGTATCTTCATCGGTATACTTTGTACGCACGGCTAGCCAACCGTATAGGTTATTAGCGTGTGATGTGAACGTTATGATTTGGTATGGTGTCATGTCTATAAATATCATTTATTATTACAAACAATGGGTCTATAGCTTAAAAATATTGCCTCGACAGACACAGCAGTCACCCCTCCATATATAAAAAAAAATTTTTATGATTTACAAGTAAAGTTTTATAATTGCAAATATAATTAAATAATTAATAGGTTTGCAAATATAATTAAAAAAATTAAAAAAATAATAGGTTTGCGTAAATAATTAAAAAATTAAAGGTTTGCGTATATAATTAAAAAATTAAATAATTAAAGGTTTGCAAATAAAATAAAAAATATAATATTACAATATATAAAATAAAAATAAAATATCTCTCACTCTTAAATTATAATATAAAAAAATAATTAAATAATATAATACGTTTGCAAATATAATTAAAAAATTAAATAATTAAAAATATAATACGTTTGCAAATAAAATTATATAATTAAAAAAAAAATAAAAATATAATACGTTTGTAAATAAAATTAAAAATATAATACACGGAGACACACCACTCACTCATTTTGTAAAATTATAAAAATTAAATTTGAATGTAATGGTGTGTCTCATATAACACACACTGTTATGTTATTATATTATATTATTGTGCTTTCGCATATTCATAATCTTTGTCGTTATCATTTTCCACATTAAATAACTCATCTGTGTCGGCATCCGTTGGAATATATTTTTGTACCAATTGCTTAATAAACGTTCTCTCACTATCCAATCCACCCGCATTGTCATACTGTGGGTATATAAGTACGTTTGCAGACTCCTCAAGTGTAAACCCATCGTATATTAACCCAGCCATTTCAACTGACGCCCGTGTACTTATATGTGTGGATATACGTGGGGACTCATTATTTAATTCCACACGAGTATCATTAACTATTCCCGCAATACCGTCGATTTGCTGTTTATCCAAATTTGGGTACATATACGTTAATAATTCGCTTTCCTGTTCTTTGTTTAATACATCCATTTCCACAATAATAAATCTGTCAATAAGGGCCCTATCCATAACTCTTGTTGCTGTATATTCATTTCCTATATTAGCAGTAGCAATGAATGTTACACCGGGTGCCACTTTTATAGTAGGTGCGTCTTCATGTTCATCCAGTCGGAGATAACGTTGCCCTTCGTCTAACACAGTCATTAGTATGTTGTGTGCCTCTGGATGGGCTCTTGAAAGTTCATCGAGTAGAATAACGCTATTAGGGGTTTGTATTGCTTTTACAAATAGGGCCTCTGAGAATACAGTTCCCGTGTCTTTGTTAAAATGTGTATTACCAATCAATGTTGCACGTGGATCCTGTGTTGCACCCAAATTAAAATAAAAGTCGGGTCTCTCCAATGCATTTACTACGGACTTAGCAGCCATAGTTTTTCCACATCCCGCAGGACCGGTCATCATGATATTCTTTCCACGCATTGCGCATCTGATTAAGTATTTCCACTTGATATCAGACATCTTCATAACTTCAGGTCTCAACTCAGGAGACTCTTGTATAAAATTCATTAACTCTAATTGCTCTTCTGGTACGTCTACCGGTGCATTAGATTTAACTTCAGCCTTATTAAACTCTCTTTCAGAGATTTTAGACCATTTACCATCTGCTAGTCTAAATGCATATCCTTCTTGGAATGCTTTAGTAGCTGTGTTTTTCCATAAGGTTGGGTGATTCGCCGTTGCTTTGTTGAACGGGATAATACCTCCTTCTGGTGTTACTGCTAACATTTTGCCGTCAGCTGGGCTTTCAATAATTTTTACTAACATAGTGTGTGTTTTAAATTAATAATTAGACAGTCCTTCCGGCGTCTTTATATACATAAAGATAAGAAAAATATCTCAGACTTCCAACTAAATCCACAGTTATTTCCCATCTTTTTTCCGTAGTGTATGTGCAGATAATATGTGCGTCAGAGTGAGAGAACGTAGGAGAGACATAGGGTCTTATAGCAAATTTCAGGGGCTCCACACACATGACCAATGGTCATGTCACTCTCTCAGACAGTAATCTATACATATATGCATATATACGTATATCATTTCCATTGCAATCCTACAGTTATCGTCGTATTACATTAAGAATCGGTAATGTATCATACCTATCCTTATACTCTGTCAGTATCTTTCTTTCCAGATCATCTACAGGGCTATAACGTACGTCTATACCCAGTATATCTTCCGTATATGTAGGTACTTCATATACATAGATCGATAGGCTACCTGTGTTTTTTACAAATTCTCTTATCCTATCATTAGTTGTATTCTGTACGTGTCTATACATTGTATGGAACCTACTATCCAGACAACGTGTACATCCTATCTTAACTATAGTTTCATAGCCTTCTATATCTCTGAGTATATAGATAGCATGTGTCTTCTTATCCTTTCTTCCATTCACATACTCTATATCCACACCTTTCTTATACCTATCAGATGCGTATATAGTACCATACAATTCAAATTCATCGAACACTTTCATTCCTCGAATCTATCTATTACCCAAAATATTAATCTGAACATTAAAAATATACCTACTATTATTATTGCGTCTGTTATCATTTCTTAGGTTTATTAAGATTTTCCATATTCTTAAAAAATTTCTTACGATTGATATTCCTATCGATACTGTGCATTATCTGCGACGATATGTACATACCCATCGCTATACCTACACCCCATGCTGTTATAAATCCTATTAGTTCCATATTACCTTTTCTTTAATATAA